CAGAACAAAAGTATCTGCGAAGTTCTTGATTCACTACAAAAATTAATTATACATAGGTAGTCGGACTTGGCGTTTTTTAATGGGAGTAATCATATGTCATAACACAACGCCTTTCGGAGTATGTTGACTTTTTCAACGATACTTGATATATGAAGAGTATGTCCGTTGCTAAACAAAAAGCAAACACGATTACTCCGAAAGCCCGAAAACTTGTTGATACGCTCGTAGCCTCTGGTTGTACTATTACCGAAGCATCCAAAGTAGCAGGTTACAAGGGAAACAGTTCAAGAGTAAGTGCCTCCCGTATGCTACGAAAACCAGAGGTACAGCAGTATATGTTTGAGCAGATTCAGAAGAACCTTGGTATGTCCGCCGTCAAAGCACAACATAGACTACTTGACCTATGCAGTTCAGCTAAGTCGGAGTATGTACAGTTGGAAGCATCTAAGGACATATTAGACAGGGCAGGATTCAAAGCACCAGATAAACATCAGCACTTGGTCAAAGGAGATTTCAGTATTAACATAGACTTGAAGTAACCCTGCCCTTGTCGTCAAAAGGTTTTCTGTATCTGTGCACATATGATTACTCAGCCAGATGGTGTTTTCTTGTCCTCCCTATTTCACCATAGGGGGGTTCAGAAAACAGATAGCTTGGCTGTATATATGTCCTACTCACTCATTAGAGTCTTTCAAGGTTCGTTGCATTTTTTTTTATTTCTGTTAAGGTTCGGTTATGACTACATACATAATAATTAACATTTTGATCTGGGTGATATTCTAATGCCTTCACCCGCTTGGACACGGAAAGCAGGTAAGAATCCTAAAGGAGGATTAAATGCAAAAGGTCGTGCATCTTACAAGGCACAAACGGGTGGTACATTAAAAGCACCTGTTAAGTCAGGAGATAATCCAAGACGAGCATCTTTCTTAGCTAGAATGGGAAATATGCCCGGCCCCGAAAAAGATAGCAAAGGTAGACCAACTCGTTTACTTTTGTCATTAAGAGCGTGGGGTGCATCAAGTAAAGAAGATGCACGGCGTAAAGCTAAAGCAATGTCAATACGATTGAAAAACAAAAAGAAAAGGAGCAAAAATGCCTAATAAAAAAATGCCTATAAAGAAAAAAAAGAAACCTATGAAAAAGAGTTACTAATGAAAGGCGTAAAACATTATACTAAAGCAGGTAAAGTTCACTCAGGAGGTTCCCATAAGATGCCGAATGGTGAACTCCATTCAGGAAAAACGCATAGTGCGTCTAGCAAAAAATTATTTCATTTTAAGGATCTCCCTAAAAACATACAAAGGAAGATACTTATCTTAGCTAAAAAAAGTAAAAGCTAATGGCTAACCTCGTAAAAAGATTGTTAGATAATAGTCTTAGTGGATTAAAATACGCTTTAGATAGAAAGCCACGAAATCAAAAAGAACACGATAGATTATCACAAGAGTATCATACTATGTTTGGTTTAGGTAAATCATTACTTAGATTTACACCAAAGTACGGGTTTAACTCTGATGGAAGTGGCCCTGTAACTGATAAACAATATAAACAAATGCAAAAAGTAAAAGCACGCCCTCCTGTTTCCAAAAAAAGATTAGGTATAAATAGACCAAGATCCCGAACAAGTTTAATGGGAGTAAACAATTTTTTACCAAGAAGAATATTGCGATAGTTGACAAACTACAAAAAAAAGAAATAATAACATTATGAAAGAATTTAGAAATATGACATATAGTCAAGCACTTCGCAAATACCCTACAAACTATAAACTTAGAGCAATGGGTAGGAAGTCTTTTGATAAAGAGTTTGGACAGACAGAGCAAAAAGGTAATAAAACTGTTACTAAACTTAAAAATAATAAATTTCCAATGGCACCAAAAGGTAGAGTATTTCTTATTGCTAACAATCCTAAAGGTGGTACAGCAGGTGATTTTAGATCAAAAGAAGGTCGTAGAATAGAAAAAGATAATAAACGATCTACATCAGATAAAGAAAGACGAATAGAAAAAGATAATAAACCATCTATAAAAAAGAAGGCAGACAAACCTGAAGCTAAAGCAAGACCAAACACACCAAAAAAAGAATTTGATAAACTTTCTTTTAATGAAAAAATAGATGCTTTAAATAGAAGTAAATCAGAAAAAGATAATGAACGAGCAAGAAAAATGCGAGAGCAAATGAAAAAAGTTAAAGCACGACTCAAAGCTCGTAGAGATTTAAAAAACAAAAAGAAAGCAACGGTATCTGGTGCCAAAGGTAGAAAAGAAAGAAGAAACTAAAGCACAAAGAAGAAGTGCAAAATTAGCAGAAGCAATGGTTCGCACAGAAAAAGCAGACCTTGAATTGCACAGAATGAAACAAATCAAAGACTACGCTGAATACAAAATGATGAAAGGTCATTCAAAAGAAACGGCCTACCAAATGGCAAAGGCACACATTTTGAACAGTAATGACAAAGCGTAATTACCGAAAAGAATACGACAAGTTCCAATCCTCATCTTCGTCAAAAAAAGATCGTGCTAATAGAAACAAAGTACGAAGGTTAGCACTACGATTGAAAAAAGTTAAAAAAAATGATAATAAAGATATAGACCACAAGGATGGAAATCCTCGTAATAATAAAAAAAGTAACCTACGAGTTGTTAGTCGTAGCACAAACAGGAGAAAAAAGTAATGGCTAGGGAGTACAAAAAGGTTTATGACGAAATTCGTAGAGATACAGAAGCCGGTAAAATTGAAAAACAATTAGACAAAGTTAGTCCAAAGTATAGAGAACAATTAAAAAAAGAACTTGAAGAAGAAGCAAAAAAAAAGAAACAACAGAAATTAAAGTCAAAAATAAAAAGATTACGAAAAAAAAGACAAGTAAAAAAAGAGTTTAGAGCAAAAGAAAACTTTCCGGGATTTACTAATAAAGAAGTAGCGGATGCTAAAATGAAAGAATTACACGAAAATAAAAGAAAAAGAAAAGGTAGTGGTGGCAGAGGTGGTGTACCATTATCTAATACAATATTAAAAGGTGGCTTTGGTAAAAAAATATATTAGTTATGAGTTCAGCTACAAAATCAAATCCTTCTCTATGGAAAAGAATTGTTGCTCGTGTAAAAGCACAAGCATCTCACGGAACGGCCGCAGGTCAATGGTCTGGCAGAAAAGCACAAGCGGCTGTCAAAGCATACAAAAAAGCAGGTGGTGGCTATAAGGGTGGCAAAAAATCTAGCAACTCGTTATCCAAATGGTCTAAACAAAAATGGCGTACAAAATCAGGTAAAAAATCTTCAGATACAGGTGAAAGGTATTTACCCGAAAAAGCTATTAAAAATTTATCATCAAAAGAATATGCGAAAACCTCGGCAAAGAAAAGACAAGACAAAGCTAGTGGAAAACAGTTTAGTAAACAACCTAAGTCAATCGCAAGAAAAGTAAGGAGATTTAGAAAGGTATGACAATATTTACTAAATATTCTATAAGAGAAATAGAAACACTTCGTACTGTTGTTAAATCACAACATATGAAACATTACCCAAAAGACTTTGTGAATAATCACGAAGCTGATAGAATCATAGAATCTCTATCGGAAGAAGCTAGAGAAAAACTATATGAACTAGCAGTTAATTATGGCATCACTAAGTTATAAGCCAGACGGCGATACAATAAAACACTTTTTAAAAGACGATACTTTCTTTAGAGGAATACGAGGGCCTGTTGGCTCTGGTAAATCTGTAGCTTGTTGTATTGAAATAATAAAACGAGCTATATCACAAAAGCCGAATGATGAAGGGATTCGCAAAACTAGATGGGCGGTCATTCGTAATACTAACCCTCAACTTAAAACTACTACAATAAAAACTTGGCTAGATTGGTTTCCTGAAGAAGATTGGGGAAACTTTACTTGGAGTGTACCTTATACACACAGACTAAAAAAAGGGGATATTGATTGTGAGGTAATCTTTCTAGCGTTAGATAGACCTGAAGATGTTAAGAAATTACTGTCTTTGGAACTTACAGGAGTATGGATCAATGAGGCACGAGAGATTCCTAAAAGTATTGTTGATGCTTGTTCTATGCGTGTTGGTCGTTTTCCATCTATGCGTGATGGTGGCCCAACTTGGTATGGAGTCGTTTGCGATACCAATCCA